CTTTTTAGATGAGTGGACTAATGTTATAGCAAAAGAACAAGAGGTTCTTAAAATGCCTCTAAATCTTGGTAGCATGTATTTAAAGAGGTTTCCTCATAAAAGACCTTTTCATGTACGTATAGACCACGCAAAATCTAAAGAAGAAAATAAGATAGTATTGTACAAAGTACCTATACTTGATGACGAGTATACAAAGGTAATGTGGGATAGACCCTACAAACACAGTAAATATAAAGTGTTACCTTTAACAAGATTTAAAGCATTAATAAATAATTAAGATGAAAGGAAGTCCTAAAATTAGTGTAAAGCAAGTGGTAGCAGCAGTAATACGTAATTTAGGTATACAAGACGCAGCAAAAGAGTTTCACAACTTTGTAGAATGGTCTTTTGAAGCGGAAAAGAAAATTGGTTCTTATCTTACGTTTGACAAAAAAATAGCAACACTAACAGTTACAAGTAAAAAGGTTCTATTACCAGAAGACTTTATAAATACAATAGAAATACTTTCAGAAAACGGTGACTACGATGCTGCAAACTGTTATTCTTCAGGAGGTTATTTAAATATTGACGTTTCTGATAATACTATTATAAAATTACATTACGAAGCTATAAGCACAGATGATGATGGTTACCCAACTATATCGGCTGCACATGAAGACGCTATAGCTGCTTACATTATGTACAAGTACAAAGGAAGAGAGTATTATAACCAAAAACTTCCTAGGTATGTATACCAAGACTTAAAAAATGAATGGTCCAACTTATGTGCTCAAGCTAGAGGTAAAGACAATATGCCTTCTAAACAGCAATGGAGAAATATAGGTAAATACTGGAACTCATTACAACCTACAAGAGATACAACTCGTAAATTATTTTAATTATGGCAGAGTCTAATAAAAAACCAAATTCCTTTACTAAAGGGATGCAATCAGATATAGACCCTAATTTACTGCCATCCGAAAGTTATAAAACTGCAATTAATGCTCGCTTAATGACTAAGCAAGATAATTTGTTTGTTTTAAACTCAGCTGAAGGTAATTCTTTAGCTAGAAACTTATCTGACGCACAAAAAACTTTTAGCAGTTTAACTTTTGGTACACTTAGTACTGATACTAGAACGATTGGTAGTACAAACTACGTTGTAAGTCGATACATTGACAACATTATAGCATCTATTACATTTGGAGGTGCAACACACTCTACCACTTATTATCATGTAGATGGTGAAAGTACAGATGAGGAAGTTTTAATCATAAACGCATTTAATCAGCTAATATACCCTGAAGTGGAAACTACAGGCTCTGCTGCAATTAAAGCTGCGTTTGATGTCAACATATCAATAGCAGACAAAACTCTTCAATTAATACCTTATTACTCTTCCTCGATAGGGGATTACTCTATAGCAGCTACAGCTCAAGAAAAATCAGCTACATTTCAATCTTATGTTGGATACACTCTAGCAGAAAGAGGTAGCCTTGTAGATACGTCTTTAGACTTTACTACTACGTTTGGTATAGAAACTCGAAGTGATTCTGTAACTTCAATTAGTGACAACTGGTCAGGAACAGATAGCGATATTACTATATTAGGCTACGCTTCTGCTTTACTTACTACATATATAGCACTTGCTTATTCTAATGCAACTAAAAACAATTTACTTACTGTAGCTACAAACTCAGGAGAAAATGCTATATATTTTATTTCTAAAACTGACCAAACAGTAAGTTTTGTTCCTTCGATGACAAGGACCTCTACTGCTGACGTAATTACTAGTGCAGCTTTTGGTAGTGTAACTGCAGCCACAAATAATGGTAACGGATATACTGTAGCAAACAAAACCATGACATTTGCTACTAACTCTAGTAGTACTAGTTACCAAATAGTTGGTTTAGAAACGTTTAGCGATTACATGATTGCTTTGTGTCATAATGCTGCTACAGGAAAAGATAATATTATAAAATTATCTGTAGCTGATAATGGAACTATTACTACTGCAGAAACTATATTTGGAGAGCTAGATTTAGGTTTTACTGCTAAAACATTGGTAAGAACAGAAAAATCTGAAGAGAATGAAAAGTTTCACAGGTTATACTGGACTGATGGAACAAACCCTTTAAGAACTGTAAACTTAAAAGAGTCCGTATCTTATTATCAGAATTTAACATCTGCTAATGAGCTTAATGTTTTTAACAGTAAATATCAGAAAGCCCCTAACATTACTTCTATACTTACAGGTGGTTCGGTAAGTTGTGGTTCACATTCTTACTGTTATAGGCTTAAGTCAGAAGATGGTAAGCTTTCAAAAATATCTAATATATCTGAACCTATTCATGTAGCTAAAACTAGTAGAATAGCAGATTACCACGAAATAAAAGGTGGCCCTCCAGAAGGAGCTAATAATATTTCTAATTCTAGTGTAAAGATAGAAGTAGACGGAATATCAAGTGCTTTTTCTCAAGTTGAAATTATTGATATTTTATACATAGATGAGATAGGGTCTATACAACCTAGAATTATAGGTTCAGGTTTAGTAGAAGACGGTAAGTTTACCTATGTACATAACGGTAATGAAACAACCACTGAAATAAGTATAGCTGAAATATTTAAAACAGAAACCGTTTGGAGCACGTGTAAAGACTTAGCAATAAAAGATAATAGACTATTTGCAGTAAACCTATCTAGTGACTTAAGTGATATTACAGAAAGTTTTAGAGTAAAGTCTTACAGGAGAAATAGAAATACAAATGCTTGGGAAAAACAAGATGGATTAATAAATACTGATTTAGGAAAAGATGTTATTTATGATGATGGTATATCTTCATTTGAAAACATTGGTTATTATGGGTATTTGAAAGGAAGCGATTACTCTGATGCTTTTATACCTGGTGCAGAGTCTGATGGTTTTGCTACAGGTACAGGAGTAAGAGTAACTTTTAATACTAAAAAGTTTCCTTTATCTGATTGTACATACTTCCAAAGAGAAAATTCTGGAATTTTCGACAGTGGCGACCAACTAAAGAAAAACTTTACAAGCTATAATAAAGCTCCTTTGTTTTCTCAAAACTTAAGAAGAGAAGGCGCAGATGGATTTTATGATAATTATAAAAACCCTCTTTTTGTAAAAGACTTTAAAGGATACCAAAGAGGTGAAGTGTACAGGTTTGGTATATTGTTTTATGACAGAAATCTAAACCCAGGTTTTGTAAATCCTATTGGGGATATTAGAATGCCTGATAATTCTACTAATTTTTCTACATTAAACGCTGCAGGTTCAGCTATATCTATTGGTGCAGATGGTCAAACTACATTTAAGTATTGTGGTACTACTTCTTTTACTGATAGCACTACAGACACAAGCGACGGAGCAGCTACAGTTGCACATGTTGCTAACACAGCTATAGTTGTAGGCTTGCATGTATATGGAGATGGAATACCAGAAGGTACTAGAATAACTACGATAAATAGTACTACTCAGTTTACTATGAGTAATAACGCTACCGCTACACAAACAAATGTTACATTAAACTTTGTAAACCCTACAGAAAAAAATATTGATGGGTATGTGTTGTTTCCACAGTTTGATGTTAAGCTTAGTGCAGATATTTTAGCTAAAATTGGTGGATACTCTATTGTTCGTGTTGATAGAACAGATAGTGATAAAAGAATAATTCAAAATGGAGTTATAACGCCTGTAATTAACATGCAAAATAATGACTCTAGTAAAAGGTTAAGAAATAAATTAGGAGTGTACGCAACTCCTTATGGTTCTCCAGACTTTCAGCATGATGGTTTAAAAATAGGTCAAACTACTTTTACATTTGATAGCCCTGAGTCAAACTTAGCTAATAAACCATATATTCATAAAGTAGGAGATAAAATAGGAGTATCTGCTAGACTAGACTCTGTACAAAACACTTTTACAGAAGATAACGTACCTAGTGATACTACTTTAGACTCAGAGCTAAACTCTTGGACTGGTGTAAGAGCAAAAGAGTCAGGTAACTTAGCGGCAGGAAGATTCTTTTTGGGTGGAGAAAGTGCAACGAATAATAGTGCAGGTAATTCTATATATACAGTGTTTACACTTAATGATGATTCTTTCTTTTATTACAACCTAGGAAGTGAAGGGCCTAAAGGAAGACATGTAGGTGATGATATATATAAACCAATAAAACATGCTCAAGCTGTAGAACCTGGTGGAACTGTTAGTAGTGCAAAAAATGGTTATGATATAGCTTTTACTGGTGCAAAAGACAAAGACTTTCATAATTATTCTCTTTCACAGGCAAGACAAGATTCTGGCGGTACTGGTTCAGGTATCTATGTTGTTTCTTCTCCTGTATCATTTACTGCAGATTTTTATGATGCGGGTAGTAGTGGTTGGGGCGATAGTAAGTTTGATGGTAGAGCTGTACTTGAAGGATGTGCTACTACTTTTATATCGTTAGATGATAACAAGCTTATAGAGAGTAATCAGTTTGGTTGTGGTGATTCTAGTAAAAACATTTTACAAAGAATTAATTATAACGCTGACCAAGACAATAAAGATGGCGCAAGGATTTACTCATCAAAAATGTATTGTACTGTAACAAGAGATGTTAGTACATCCGCTTATGGAGGTAACGAGCTTTCTAACTTTTTAAACAACAGGTATATGCTTACGGGGCACGAAAACTTTAGCCCTACAAGTTCCGATAGAGTAGATGTATTTGGAGGTGACACTTACATTAATATGTATTCGTTACGTAAACTAGTATACGTTAGTGATAGAACAGATGGGCATGCACCTAACGTAGGGTTTGTTTTTCCAGTAGAAAGTACTGTTAACTTAGATATGAGAGATGGCAACTTCTTTGGTGTAACAGATACATTAGCTCATAATGTACAAGATGATTTATCATACAATTCTACTTATAGTTCAAGAAATACATCTAAAACATTTTTACAAAAGCCAGAAGATTTTGACCAAATAAACACAATGTCAAATATGATTGCTGCTTCTAGTTTAAAAATAAGTGGTGATACATTAGATGCTTACACTGATTTTCCTGCAGCAGAAGTACATGAACTTAACACAAAGTTTGGACCTATTTACAATATATTTAACTTAAGAGGTGATTTGTTTACACTGCAAAGCGGTGCTGTTGCAAAACTATCTGTTAATCCAAGAGTTGTTGTTGATAATGCAGACGCAGCAGCCGTAACTATTGCAACGGGTACAGGAAGAGTTATAGAACGAAGTGATTACGTAGACACACAGTATGGTAGTCAGCATTATAATAATGTAATTACTACAGGTGTTTCAGCATATTGGTTTGACTCTTATCAGTCTTCGTTTTGCAAACTAGTTTATGGTCAAGGTATAGCTGTACAAGATTTAGGTGTAGTTACACAAAACGCAAATTTATTTGACGCTTTGAAAGATTTGCAAATAAAAGACGAGCCTCTAGATTTGTCTAAAGGTGGTGTAGCTTTAGCGCATGATTATCGTCACTCAGAAGTTACTTTAAGTGTTACCCATCCTACTTTTGCTAACAACCTTAGTATTACCTATAGTGAGTTATCAGACGTGATGGTAAGTAAGAAGTATCAATCTGTAGCAAAATCTATTAATCATAAAGGTGAGCTTTATACAGTTGGATACACTAAACTAGCTGGTTCAGATGATATATCTAGCGGTTCTTTATGGTTAGAAAATAGTTTAAATAATGCTAACTCATATTACAATGTTACTTTACCTAAATGTTTAGATGTAACTTTTGTATGTAACGAAAGCGTTTATTCAACTAAAAAATTCGATAAGCTTGTTATGTATTGCTCTGGAAATATCAATACAAAGAAATTTACTACTTTTACATTTACTGATTCAATGAGTGGTAGTTCAATAACAAATAATGAGTTTTCTGACAGAATGGCTAACGGTAAACACATAATACCTATTACAGATGGTACTAATAAAGCTCAAGGCCAGTATCTAATTATTAATGCAACTGCCCCTATTGCTAGCTACCCAGTTGAGTTATTTGGCGCACTTGTCCACAATAGAATAGTAAAATGATAAATTACTTAGGAAAAGAAGAAGAAAAGAAATTAGCTAATGCATTGTACTACGGTGGAGGTGCTGTAGGAAAAGCTATAGGTATGTCAGGACTTAATGAGAGTTCATTATTTGGCAGTAAAGAAGATAGAAAAAACAAAGAGCCACTAACTGACAAACAAAAAGAAACCAATAGTGCTAACTTAGGAGCTGGTTTAGGATTAGCTAGTGCTGCTATTTCAGCACTTGACACTGACCCTGAGTATGGAAATGCTGATGTTGCTGGTTCTGCTTTACAATTTGCTTCTATGGGGGCAGCTGCAGGACCAATTGGAGCTGCTGTAGGTGGAGCAGTTGGTTTAGGTGTTGGACTTCTTACTAAAGGTAAAAAGAAAAGAGAGAAACGTAGAGAAGAGTCTGCTAAAAGAGAGAAAGACCAATTATCAGAAGATTTAAAATTACAAAGCGAACGCTCTATAGGTTACCAAGAAGGTGGGGAAATACAAATGAGTAATTTAGGACATATAGATTACAGACCTTCTATTGGTTATGGTGCTGGATTTACAGGTCCTAGTGAAACAGAAGATATATATTTTAAGTCAGGAACACAAAGAGCCCCTAAAGGTTACTTTGAAGAGTCTATGGCTAGACTAGAAGTAAAGCCAGAAACTGCAATAAGGTTAGCACAAAGATATATAGACCCAGCTAAGATGCCTGACATATCTATGTATAGCAGCTCCACTCGAACACCTAGACCTCAAATCAATATAGCGAGTGGACAGTACGATGCTTATGATGTACGCATGCAGAAGTCTGGTGTGGAAGCTGGTAGAGTAGATGATATGTCTTTAGGTAATTATAATACAGGTGGTATGACTAAAGGTGCATACAGCCATAAGACAAACCCATTAGCTGTAGTAGATAAAAATGGTCAACACACAGGAATGGAGCTTACAGGTGGAGAAGGTGTATTTGATAAGCCTGCTATGGAAAAGATTAAACGAATGGTAGCTGGAGGACAATTTAAAGAAGCTGGCGTGTTCGTGAACAATGAAATGAAAACTTGGAAACATAAATAGTATGGCAACTTCAGTAATAGACTTACTAAAAAAGAACGAAGGATTTAGCGGTACTATCTACAATGATACTGGAGGAGTCCCTACTATAGGATACGGCTTTACTGCTATGGTTCTAGATGGTAAAGATGGCAGACCTAAATTTAGCGATTACAAAAACAAAGAAATGACTGAAGAAGAGGCTAACGACCTTTTAGTCAATAAGATTGTACCTTACTTTGAACGTCAACTTAGAAACAAACTAGATGACTATGATGGTTTAGCTGATAATCAAAGAGCAGCTATAGTAGACTTAGCATACAGAAATGGTGTAGCAGGGTTGGGAAAATCTGGGGTTTATAATGCTATTAACAAAGGTGACTTTGAAGAAGCTACAAATATTATTAGAGATTCAAAAGACTTACAGAAAGAAAACAGTGTTGTATTGCAACCAGGTGACAAAGCTTATGAAGGTATTACAGGTCGCAATACAGAAGCAGCAGATGTGTTTAGCGGAGTACAAACTGCTTCACCTCGTACTAAATCTTCTTCTCAGACTATTGCACCTGAAAAGAACAAACAACAAAAAGCTGTAGATGCTGTAAATAAAATAAAAAAAGCTCAACAATTTAAAACGTTACGTGCTGAACTGTCTCCTGCTTTTCAATCTCAAATTGAGAAAGAAATAATTGACTTTTCTACTGAGTTTGCCTCAACAATGAAAAAAGGTTGGGTAGGTAGTAGAGATGAAATACCTGCAAAAAACAAAGAGTTTGATGAAAAACTTAATGAGTACGTAAGAAATAAATATAAAGAGCTTGGTCTAGATGAGTCTAAACCTGAAGACTGGGCTAAGATGAAAGCTATATTTAAATATGCATCATCTATACCTCAAGGCGAAGAGTTTGGAATAAAAATTGGAAATAAAGATAATAGGCTTATTGATACCAATTTCGAAATTCTCATGGAAGACCGAAGTGGTAGTGGGAATTGGTACTCTATGTTTGGAGAAGGTGCTCAGTTGGATGATACTATCCCTTCTAGCGTGCAAGAAGAACTTCAATCTGATGAATACGTTTCTAATGTAATAGCTGATAAAGAAAGGTATGGATTAGACTTTAAAATTAATAAAGGGCAAAATATCTTAGATATAGACGAAGAGGAATTGTCTAAAAGAGTAGGTGTTGATATAAGTGGTAAGTATTTTGGTGAAGAAAAAGATAAGTCTCAACAGCTAATACAGGATGTATTTACTGGTGTAGAAACCCCACCTTCTACGGAAGATGCTAAAATTAAAGATTCGTTAGCAGAAGGTATAGCAGCAGGTGAGGCTTTAGAGCTTGAAGATGAAGAAATAGAAGAAGAAGAATCTATGAAGTCTTTAGGTTTAAATGAAGACGGTTCTCAAAAACCTCCAGTTGGGCCTGACAATCAAGAAAAAATGCGTAAAGCAGAAAAAGTGCTTTCTGGTTTGAAAGCTGCTGCAGGAATACTATCTTTATCTAAAGCTTTAAGAGACCCTGAAATAGAAACCCCTGAATTATCTCCCCTTATTACAGAGGCTGTAGAGAAACAAAGGCAACTATCTAAATCAGGTCTTACAGCAGCTGAAAAATCAGCGGCTATGTCAAACCTAGATAATGCGTATGCAGGAGCAATGAAGAATGTTTTAAGAGCCTCTGGTGGACAAAGAGGAATGTTCTTAGCTGGACAAGGTGTGGTCGATGCAAATCGAATACAAGGGCTTAATCAACTTGCAGCTCAAGACGCTGCAGTTAGACAACAAAATGTACAGCAATACAATGCACTTGCATCTTCAGTTGGTCAAATGCAACTACAAAGAGATATGTCTGTAGAACAAATGAAGCAAGCTACAATGCAAAAAAACAGAGATGTTCTTGGAGGTATAGGAACAAATCTTGTTTCTGATGCTATAAGTGATGTTTCTTGGTATTTAAACCCTAACAGAGATTTAATAGAGCAAGCGCAGAGAACTAACCTTGAAGGTTTGGCAGGGTCTGATAGAGTTCCTTACGACGCTTCAAAAAGTGCTTCTGTAGGGTTGGCTTCTACAAACCCGAATATTAAATCGACTGAACAAGAAAAGCAGTTACAGAAACAAAAAAAACAAAACTTTTAAATAATGGATTACTCTAAAGTTAATAACGCTTTGTCTGGTTGGCAAGGCTCAAGCGCACGAAGAGATAGAGAGCGTGCTGAGTTAGGTCAAGCAATGCAGTTGCAGCAAATGAACATGCAGCAACAGCAAATGGCAGAACAAAAAGAGCAACAACTAGATGATTGGATGCAAGTTATTCAATCTAAAGCTAGTCAGGTTGCTATACGTAACGAAGACAGAGAAACTGTTCAAGGTTTATACGACCAAGAACGTGAGGTGTTTTTAGCTGAATTAGAGAAAGCTGGTAATGACCCAGTAAAGTTTATGAATTCTGGAGGTCGTAGAGTTATGCAAAACTTTTACAACAACTTAAACAATTCAGAAGAAATCCAAAGAATAAAAAGTAATACCCAACAAGTACAAAGCTACTACGAGGCTTTAGAGGGGGGTGAAGGAAAAAACGCACATCTTATATCTAATCAATCTAGAAGAGATTTTAATGCTTTTATGGAAGGCGATATAGACTCTTTTAATCATAAGCAGCTTGCACAGTGGTCTCAACCAAAAGAAGGAGATTATGCAGGTGCAGGCAATAAAGCTCAAGCCTTTTTAAACACAGATGATAATTATAGAATATTTAAGTCTAACTATTTAATTGAGTATGACTTACCTTCTTCTATGTATGAATCAATATCAGATAGTCAGTTAGAAAATTATGCTGCAGGATATGTTGGAGGTGGAAGAGCTAAAGCTTTACAACCTACTATAGGTTCTATTGGTGAGGTAAACAAATCTTATGGAGCTCGTGTTAGCAAACAACTTTCTAAGATAAATAGAAAAACAATT